TTATCAACCGCTCTAGAATCTGTTGCGTCCCATTTTAGATAACAAGTAGCTATAACAATATTACCTATTTTAGTGTACTTTCCGGCTTGAACATCATTGTTACTATTGGTTTGGTCATTAGCGTTTTGATAATAAATTGCTGGCGTCCAAGTCCCCTCCTCATAGTCATCCAGATAATTAGCCGAACCAGTGCCGCCTAAGTAGACACCGCCGGATAGGTAGAGGTCTTTGAAGCGGTTGCTTGTGTGACCTAAATCAATCAACCCATCTGCGCTAAGTTGGTCATCGGCTTTGCGTGGCTGGATGCGTTCTGGTGTGCCATCCACGAAAGCAAGGCCAACATCTCCAGTGCCTATCAGAAGCGATGATGACCACGCACCAATCGACCCCACCTTGGTGCCGTCTTTGCGGAACTCCAAAATGTCGCCGTCCGTGCTGCGTCTCGCAAAAATGCTTCTGGTGCTGGTTGCAGAACTGAAAACACTTCCGTTGCTTAACGCCCCAAAGCCATCATAAGTCCCAATCGTTCCGGTGTTAGTCACAGTCCCTACAAGCAGATGCCCGTCTTTAATCCGCATTGCTTCACTGGCGTTTGCCGTGAACACCATATTGTTGTTGCCGTGGTAATAGAAAATATTACCTATGTCGGCATCATTAGTATCACCAAACTTGATGTATTGGGCATCATTTGTGCCGCCCAAAAAGTTTATGTTTCCACCACCATCCACAGTCAGCCCATCAGTCGTCACCGTGCCTGTGACATTGATGTTACCAGTGCCTGTGATGTCGTTGCTGTTCAGGTCAAGATTTCCACCCAACTGTGGGGTAGTATCGTTTGAGATGTTAAGATTAAGCAAATCAAATGTACCGTAAGCTACAATGTCTACGGTATCGCCAGCAGTTGCGCCTGTGGACAACACAATGCTTGAACCACTAGTTGCTGTGAAGTCAGAGCCGTTAATGAGTTTCACACCATTGAGGTAGACATCCACATAGCCAGCATCATAAGTAGCGGCAAAGGTAGTCTGCCCACCTGTTGCAGTGTAGGTCTGACGCTCAGATGTTCCGTTTACTGACGAGCCAGCATTAACAAAACCAGAACCGTCATACACCTTCATAATATCGTTGGTAGTATCAAACCACAAATCACCTGTGGTTGGGCTTGCTGGTGCTGTTGCTGAAATAAAGTAAGTGTCTGCAAAAGCGTTAATGTCAGTAAGATTAGATGCTACGGTGTTCACGTTAGCAATATTACTACCTACGTTATTCACGTTAGTAATAGCTACAGCTACTGTACCTACACTAGAAATATCACCAGCAACTGTATTGATGTTGGTAGCGTTACTTGCTACGCTGTTAATGTTTGTAGCATTACCCGCAACACTTGTAATATTAGCTGAGTTAGCTGCTACGTTGTTGACGTTGGTAATGTTAGAGGCTACTGTACCAATATCAGTAGCATCTGCTGCCACTGCTGTGACATTAGCTGAAATACCAGCAACAGTATTGACACTAGAAATGTTAGATGCTACTGTGCTAATATTAGTAGAAGCCCCTGCTACGGTTGTAACATTACCTGAGATACCTGCAACAGTTGTTACGTTACCTGAGATACCTGCAACAGTATTGACATTAGCAATATTACCACCAACAGCGTTGACGTTAGCAATATTGGTAGAAACTGTATCAATGTCAGATACTGCTTCATTCAAGTCATCAGCAGCGGTTTCAATTTCAGAGATAGCTTCGTTCAAGTCACTCGCTACTGTGATAACATCTGCAATGTTTGTAGCTACTGTGTTGACACTAGCAATGTTAGTAGCAACTGTACCAATATCAGCAGCATCAGAGACAACAGCAGCAATGTTAGCGGTGTTGTTAGCTACGGTAGTTACATCAGCAGCAATACCAGCGACTGTGTTAATGTTAGGCAGGTTCGTTGAGATGAACTGCTTGTTTACTGCATCATTATTGTTAACAGGGTCAGCTACGTTTTTAATGACCTTGTTTTGTGCATCCCACTTATCGTCAGTGTCAAGAGCAATAGCTTGGTTAGCACGGTCAATAGCTTCCTGCGCTGCGTGGAAGACCTGAATACTTGAATCATCCAAGTCTTCCTCAGTAAGAACTGAGCCTGAAGCAAAGTCAACAGCACGTGACGTAAGGTCAGTCGTACGCTTAACCTGTACGAGAGTACCAATAGCAGGTGCTGAGGTTAATTGTACAGTAGATGACGAAGGAAAAGTCAGGCCAGTTTCAGCCACACCATCTACTGTGACACTTATCTCTGAAGTGTCCTGATATGTAAAGGTAATAGAGAACTGTGTGGTAGTTCCATTACCTGTATAGTTGTCGTATGAAAAAGCCATTTCTTATCCTATTTAATTTGCTAGTTCGTTGGCTGCATAATTTAAAAGTGACCTTGCTCCGTATAGGGAAGACATGGGAATCAGTCGCAAACCTGCTCTAATCTCTGCCTCTGTCATTTCACCCTCTGCCAAAGCTTTACCTGTTTGAAGAAGTTTACTGCCTACACCATAAAGAGCAGGAGTAACAGCAAAGTTATTCCCATCCATAGCACCTGTAGTTACATCATAAATTAGACCAAAGGTTGATGTAGCACCAATCTGGCTGATTGCTCCTTCTGCTAATCGTGCTGGTGATAGCTGCTTCTTAATATATTCTTCTCTATCACTTCTACCTTCTGCATTGAGATATACACGGCTTGTATACATCAAAGAACCCATAAACACAGAACTCAATAGTATCTTTGTAACAGTTGTAGCATCACCATTAAATGCTCTGACACCAAGGCGCATTGCTTGTTGTTCCAGAGCAGCTAGTGGAAAGCTAAGGAATTGGAATACAGTCTTACCCCACTCACCACGAAGAAATGCGTTGGTTGAACCAATGCTCATTTCTTGTACGTTTTGGGTTGTATCACGATAGGCTGATACTTGGAAAGCATCTAAAGCATCTTTAGCATCCTCATCCCAATTTTTAGTATTCAAGCTTTCGAGAATAGTTTTACCCTTATCTTTAAAAGTAGAGTGCTTTAGGATTTGCTGCCTAATCTTTGCAGAGGTAGCTTCATCAATTCCTAGCTGTTCCATCTTAATTTTAGAGAAAGGATTATCATTCTTCCTTGCAGCCCTAGCCCATGCTGTGGCATAGTTTAGCATAGACATTCTACGAAGTCCAGCAGTGACTGGAGTTAGGCCTGAGAGAAATGCTGTTGTTTCTCTGCCTCTGCCTAGCCACTCATCTACCCAAGTAATCTTTGCATCATCGGTTATATCCATAGCGTCACCTTCAAATCGGCTAACGCGAGTGAACTTACCAGTAAGCACATCTGTACCTAGGCCTGTTAATTCTTCTAGTTCACGCAGTAATGCACTATCCAGTTTACCATCAGCAGCTACCTTCATCATCTTACTATATTGAGGCATAGCCCTAAGCAAGACAGGTAATGATTGTTCCATTAGTACGTTAGTCAATTCCATAAGTGCTGCCATACCTGACATACCCATGTGCATCATAAAGCTTACTTCTCTCCCCCTACGGAGTATCTGTCGTGTACCAAAGCTAGGGTCACCTTCTTTAAATCCTAGGCGACCTGTAATAC